ATTATCTTGGGATGATTCGTTTTTATGGCGCCAACGGTACAGACCTTTCTAATGAAGGCGCAAGGATTTCTGCAGAAGTAGATGGAGATCCGTTCACTTCTGGTGATACAACTGATCTTCCAACGAGTCTAGTGTTCTCCACTACCGCCGACGGAGCGAGCAGCCCGACGGAGCGGATGAGGATTGATAGCGCTGGCACCCTTAAAACCTACGGCTCGACAGCAAACAGCAGCGTTTATAACTGTGACTTTAGAAATAGTGCATCGACTGACCTGTTCAGGGTTAGAAACGATGGTTACTTTATTACAGGCAGCGCGGCAAACTCTCCCTACAACCTGACGACAGGTAGTGCCGCGAACGTCAACATGGATGGCAACGGCGCCCTTCAGCGAGTTACTTCTTCGCTGAAATACAAGCGCGATGTGCAGGATACTGTTCATGGTCTTGCAGAACTATTGCAGCTAAGGGCTGTGACATACAAAGGCAAAGGCGAAAACGATGGCGAAACCGTATTTGGTGGCCTCATTGCCGAAGAGGTAGATGCCGCTGGTTTGCACGAGTTTGTTCAATACGCATCAGATGGCAGCCCGGATTCGCTTGCCTACGGCAACATGGTTTCGCTTTGTGTGAAATCCATTCAAGAGCAGCAAGCCATCATCTCTGAACTGCAATCCAAAGTTGCAGCCCTCGAAGGCGCGTAGTCCTACTCACTGCGATGCCTCACGTTTCTTATTGCTGCCAACGTTGCGGTGAACAGATCGGGTGGGTTGGGAGATTCTTCCAGCTCATCCGTATTCCGCTGCATCGCTGTTAGGGCATAATGGTGGGGCAGCGAGTTTGCACCTCCTGCCCCTGGCCACGATCCCCTGGAGACCATGACCAAACCAGATTACGACAACGATCTCGTCTTCCGTTCAGGCGGCGAAGAGTACGCCCGCGTTGACGGAAACAAAGAATGGAAGACTCGGACTCCTGCGACGAAACTTGAGATCCGCGCCCAAGACAATGACGAAGACGTGACCGAGCTGATCAAGCACGCCGCTGAACAAGTCGAAGGCATCACCATCACCACCAAAGAGGGTGGCAGCATCAAGATGACCGGCGATGCTGTGATTCAAATGTCTGATGGCGCAATCAAGATCGGCTAATTTTATGAAAAATAAACTTTGTCCGCCGCCTGAGCTGATCCAGAAATGGTGCAAGGCAGCCCGTGGTGATCATCTTGAAATCATTCTCAAAGCCGCTGAGTGGGGATACCGGCAACGCTGCTTGGAAGAACTCAGTGATTTAGGTCAAGAGATTCAAGTTCCCCAAGCCTCGTAACCATTACCACTAATCACCCATGACACAACAACATCCCATCACCCCACCGCCTGAGCTGGTTGAGCAATGGATGCAAGATCACGTCACTAAGTACGACTTGGCTCGTCACGCCGCCCAATGGGGCGCAGACCAGGAGCTGGAGGCATGTCGCATGGAGATCATTGACGGAGCAGGACGTTTTTACATTGACGAAACCAGTGACCGTGTTCGTTTAACCGAAGACATCTGGACTACCCGCCGCCCCAAGCTGCTGAGCTTGAAAGAGCAGGCGCTGGGCTCACTACAGATCCTCATGAAAGGTTATTACGGAGATCCTGCTCACGCTGACTTGATCCGCCGCGCACTGGAGCAGCTTCCTGAATGATCCGCCAGCACAAAATTGAAATCCGAGAGTTTCTTTATGAACGTCTCTTTGATGAAAGCCTTCGACAGGATCTTGCAAAAATGTGTCGTCTTGCAGGCATCGACGAGTTCGAGGGTATGAACGTTTATGAGCAGGAAACGGCTCGTATCCGCAAACTGTTCTGTCTCGACGCTCAGTAGTCGCTTCCCCTACTGCTGATGAAAGATGACACCGCCAGTTACCTGATTAAACGTCTGACTGATGAGCTTGAAATTTGGGTGGCGTTCGGTGAACTAGAGGACATTAAACGCGCTCATGGTCTCATCGACGAGGCCCACGCTTACTTGAAGGCACAAGAAGGCCAGATCCCCAAGAACTGCTGGCTTGATGATGAACCTGGGATCAAACCAACCCCTTGCGTCTTCGATGATCCCAACGAAATCCGCCAGAACTGCTGCTACGCGATGCAATGCAACACCAAATGGGACTGTGCCTATTACGGCATTCAAGACAAGGCCGCTCAAGCGTCGTAGTCACCTTCACTACCCACCCACGCTGCGGCGTACTAACCTGCTACTACAGCACCGACACTAATGGCTGACACTGTTTTTATTTGGGGTGTGGCGAATCTGGAGCGGGAAACCGCTGACGGTTACGTGTTCACCGTCCACTACACCATCAACGCCAACGACGGCACCTATTCCGCTGGCGCTTACGGGTCTCTGGGTCTAGAGCGCCCGGACACCAGCATGATCCCTTTTGCCGATCTCACCCCCGAGATCGTGATCAACTGGATCAAAGAAAAACTCGGCGACGAAAAAGTGCTTGAAATTGAAGAGGCCCTCCAATCTCAAATTGAAGAGCAGCATCACCCGAGCAAAGCCGCCGGTCTGCCATGGGCTGGCTGATTACTACTGGCGCTCTACTGCTGATCGGCCTCATCCTTGCAGGCATGATTTGGCGTCAGTGGTGTCATACTTCTGATTGGCAAGACCGTTATTGGTAATGGCAGTTAAAAGCAAAACAGCCTTGGGGCGCGTCGAACACACAGCCGGCCGCCCCAAGACCACAAGTCAGGGTTATGGCCAACACAGCCGACCACGCCGTCGCGGCAAGAAAAAACGAGTCGGCCAAGGCCGCTAATCTGAGAAAAAGGTCAGCGGCATGTCTCGCAATGGAGCACTTCGACGAGGCACCCGTTAGCACCAAACCACCTGAAAACCCCTTCAACCAAATCGTGCCAGCTCTACTGACCGCTGCGGTGGTCGGTTTAGCTGGCCTTTTTATGCAAGTTGCCAAGCTGGACCAGTCCGTCAGCACCGTCGCCGCCGATATCCAAGAACTCAAAAACGACTCCAAAGAACGACTCACCGATCTTGAAACCCGCGTGCGCCACATCGAAATGACCGTTGGCAGCAAAAAATGAGCGTCGTCAACACTACCGACTACGGCAACGGCTTCAGCCTGGACCAACTGGAGAACGAACGCGGCGAACTGTACTACCGCGCCTGCAAAGACAGCATCTGTCGCTACGCCGAAGACCACTACATCGCAATGATGTACCTCGAAGGCATGGGCTGGGACCCTAAGCAAACCCCCCTGGCTTAGCTCCAAAATCCGGCCCCGGGTCCCTCCCCGTCGTGAGCACCGCCACCGCCCTCGCATAGAAGGGGCTGCTCGTCTTCCCGGCGCGCTCCAGCGCCTCCTTCACCTTTGCCCAATTCTCCCGAGTGCGGTCGTCCATCAGTACAGCCACTCCGCCGCGGGTCTGACCCCGGCACCTGGCACAAAGCCACCCCCACCGCGCACGTCGAGGTGCACGAAGCCACGCGACCGCCCATCACCCAGCCCCCCAGTCCACCGAGTGCGTATCCACTGGTAGAAGCTCTCCAAGCTCCGGTCCACTGGGTAGAGATCGAACGCTTCCCCGAGGAGGTGCCTCGAGCCCGGTACCCCTCCCACCTGGGCATTGATCGGCTCCGGCCTGTAGAAGCTTGTCACCCCAAGGGGGCGCCCCCAAGCCTCGCGCACTCGCTGAAACTCTGCAGCAGTCCGCAGCAACCGAGTCCGCACCGACGCCGCCGGCCCTGGGATCCGGCGCTTGTCAAATTGCAAAATTTCACCGACGCTGAGGTTCGGCGTCACTAAGCAGTTGAAGTCGCTCCAGTCGACCTCGTCCCGCATCACTTCCCCCGCGCCGACCACCTTGCGCCAGTGGGGCTCGAACACAAACCAAGTCCCTGCCCCCGCCGCCAGCTCCACCTGCGCGTGCCCATCCGCCGGCCGCTCCGTGTATGCAACCACTGCATAATCTTTACCGACGGGCACCAGAACCTTCTCCTTCTCACCGAGCTCGGCAGCCGGAACAGGCTCTTTCTTCAGCCACGTCACATGCACCGCCTCGATCCGATACAAGATCGGCGCTGGATCCGCCTTAATCCCCGACGTACTCGTCCCCGAGGGCGGCGCCTGCTCATCCATCAGCTTGATCAGTTTCTCGGCATAGGTCGGATCCGTCGCGTAACCCTGATCCACCAACGCTTTCGCTGCATCCTCCCGCGTCGCCGCCCGATTAACACCTTCGTATTTGTCCCAGTCCTTGTACCACCGAGTAACCAAGTACCTAACACACGCCCCGAGATCAGGGAAGTCAATAAATTCTGCCGTTATCGTTATCCACTTTCCGTCAACAAACTCTTTAGTTTCCTTGCCTGTCCCAGTACCCTTCAAACCAAAATAATTATGTTTACCACTCGTGTGCTTCCCATAGCCGCTCTCAAGTGCCCACTGTGCTGCCACAAGCGCGGGGTAGCTAGCCCCGGCATCCTTCGCTGCCTGTTGCACACCCTCCCAGGTGTTCGAGTACGTCTTGCGAGTAGCCACAGATTTCGCGCAGATACTTCACGCTACCGGCGACGCTGCACTTCACACCAATAGCGGTCCTCCGCCTTACCCTGCCAAGCCTGGTACTGCGACAGGCGCGCCGACGCCCGAGCTCGTTTCTTCCGCAGGTTCCAGTCATAAAAAAACTGGGCATCCTCCACCAAGCGATGAAGGAGCCCATTGGGTAAACGCTCTGCGATTCGGTTAAGCCGAGCCAACAGCCGAGAACGCAGCTCGCTCTCGTCCATCAACCAGCTACAGCCACAGCCTTACTGGAGGCTTTCACGCTCGCTGCAGATTGAGGCACAAGCCGAATTGCATCATCCTCTATTACGATCTGCAATTCATCGCCCGGCTCCACACCGAACTTCTCCGAGTACGTCTTGCCTACCAAAATAACACCATTACGATGTACGGTAGTCATAAACTGGGCTGACTTACCTGGCTTTTTGTTGGTTTTCAGTTTTACACCTTTAGCTTCAAGCAGTGCCTCGTGCAGCTTACCGATGAGCAGGCGCTCATTACCCTTATCCGTATTTCGCACGTACCCAGCCTCGCGAGCTAGCTCGGCTTGATCCATGTCCGCATTGGCTTTCACAAATGAAAGCAGTTCTTGCCCTGTGAGCATGAGTGGTAAAACGCTACGAAGACAGCCTATCACACAAAGCTCTATTTGGCATCGGCCCAGCTACTACCAAAAGAAGCTTCCGCCACGATAGGCACCAACCGACAAACTACTGCACCAGCGGCTTCCATAGCTCCGGCTAAGGTTTTTGCCCACTTATCCACTACCCCCTCTTCAACCTCGAGAACGATCTCGTCGTGCACCATGGCAATAAGCATTGCTTCCCCTGGCTTAGCCGCTTTTATGTTGTCCCATATCATCGCGATAGCAATCTTAGCGATATCACCCGCTGTACCCTGCACTTGCGTGTTGATACGCGTAGTGTATTTATCATTAAAGCCTGTCAGTATCCTACGCCTGCCATACCTAGTAAACACAGCGCGCGTAGTCTTATTGCCTTCTTGCATCTGCCACTCATAAAGCTGGGGATACGCTTCACGGAACCCAGTAACAAGACCCTGTGCTTCTTCTAGCTCCATATCTACACCATACTGTGCAACAGCTTGCTTTCTTAACGTAGCAGCACCTGCTCCATACAAAAGCCCGAAATTACAGAGCTTCGCGGACGTACGCTCTTTCTTCGTAATAGTATCAGCACTTTTACCTGTCACTAAAGCTGCAGTCTCTGTGTGCAAGTCCCGCCCAGCTCGGTACGCTTCCAGCATGCGTTCCTCACCAGATAGCTCCGCGGCCACCCTCAGCTCCACCTGGCTGAAGTCAGCCACAACCAATGTGTAACCCGCACGAGCACGAAACAAACGCCGAAACTCCCCCTCCCGCGGCACTTGCTGAAGATTCGGACCTGAGCAACTCAGCCTGCCCGTCTCTGTCCCCATCTGCCGGTACCCCGCATGGATCCGCCCATCCGGTCCAATCGACTCCAGCAGCTTCTCGATGTGAGACACACGCGTCACAGCCGCCTTCCACTCCATGTACATAGCCACGAGCTCGTACTCCCCCTTCAGAAACGCGAGCAGGTTCTGATCCAAACTCGGTGCACCCTTCTCGTCCGGGGGAAGCAGAATGCCCGCCTGCTCGAACCGCTCTGCCATCTGCTTCGGCGAGCGCGGGTTGAACCCCTTGTACCGCTTGGTTCCAGCGCGGATCGACCCCGAGTCCTTCTCACGCGTGTTTAAGACCCCATCCTCATCCCGCGGTAGCCACACCGCTGGCTCATCCGGGTTCTCCTGTTTGATCGCCAAATCCAGCGCCTCAAGGAATGTCGTCTTAAGCGTCTCAGCATTGTCTTGCAATGAGACTTGCAGCGCCACGGCAGACACCGCATCAAATCCAAACCCGTTCCACTGCATCCGAGCAATGGGCCGGAGCGCCATCATCTCCAGCTTGAATATGTCCCACAGCGTCACCGAGGGCGACACCTCTGACTCTTTCAGCGCTGCTACCAACGCCGGCACCATCCTCGGTAGACACACCGCGTCCCGGGCCGCATAACGAACCATCTCATCCGAGATCTCCCCTGCCCAGTTGGCCTTCTGCAGCTCCTTAGGCAGCGGCACCTTCAGCACACGGCTCACCAAGCTCCCCAGGTCGTTCTTTGCCCCTGTGCCGTTGTTGACCACCTTGGCGGCGATCATCGTGTCAAAGATCGATCCTCCGAGCTCGAGCCCCTCTCCCGCTAGGAAGTTCAAGTCAAATGCAGCATTCTGCAGCACCTTCTTTTTCGGCCCTTCGAGCAACGCCTTCAGCTGGCGTAGCCCTGGTGCATCCCAAGGCAGCTGCCGCTCGCCCTCGGTGCGCCAACCTTCCACATCGACCACCAACGCATAGTCGCAACTTGCGACTTGAATGAGACGCACGCGATTCGCCAGTGGATCCAGGCCAGTGGTCTCTGTATCCACGCCAAGCGGACCCACTGCCTGCCCGAGCTCGGATACGCGCCTGGTCAGCAATGCCGCAGCCTGTGGGCCACGAATGAAGTCGAAATCCACATTATCTAAAGCTTCCTTGTGAGCAAGGGATTCATCGGACGGCATACTCGGTTAAATGCAGTGGTTGTGTGGACGACCTTACTCTTAGCTTTGCCCAAGAAGCAGCACTAAGGCAGATCGATGATTGTACCAATATAGCAGAGCTAAAAGCCCTAGCTAAGAGTCTTATTAAGTCTCACTTCACATCGCGCAGTTTCATAGCAACACTCTTGCTTCGCGAAACAACCATGGGGCCCAGCCCCAGCTACCAGGCCGAGCTCGGTGACGAGCTGCCCTGGCGCCAAGGCTGAGCGTGCGACATCAACCCCAACCAGTGTCCTCCCAATCTCCGTAGTCCTGCGTAGCACCGGGGGTCCCATATACCCCCGAGGCCGTGTCCAAAACCTCCGGTGTATTTTCCGAAACCGCTGTGCTGGAGTGGGTTTCAGCCTCGGAGGTTTTGGACAACCCCTCCGTGTGTCCAAAACTGTCCGAAACCTCTAGGGGCATTTCGGCAGGGTTTTCCACAAAAGTTTCCACAGGCAGCTCGGTCTCATGCGTCTCAGTTGATACTGTGCCTTGCTGAACTTTTTCGACCTCGGAGGTTTTGGACATTTTGGGGTTTTGGACAATTTCGTCTGGACCCTGTCCAAAACCCAAATCCCCTCCAGCACAAGGAGTTCCAAAGAAAGAGGGGAGGTTTTGGACACTCCGACCCTCGTATATAGGGGCTTTGACCGAAAAACCCACCTGGGGTCTCCCACCTTTAGGTCCCGCCTGTCTCACTTGTGTTTCCTCTACGAGGCCGGCAACAACCCACCGCTGCGCCCACCGCTTAACCGTCTTCTCACTAACGATCGTCCCTGGTCCCCTACGCCCCGCTAGCCGGCTGTTGAGCGCGTAGCGCAGCTCCTTGGCGGTCATCGGCGCCTCCGCCTCCTTGAGGATCCCGAGAACGATCGTCCGTGGCGTCTCATCGCCCTGCCCACCGTTCTCTCGGGTCACCGTCGGGGTGAGATCCTCAATGCTCAGCGCTTCCTCAATGTCCTCCTGCACCAGGAAGCGATCCCCACCCCGCATGCCCCGACTTTTGTCGATTTCGAGGATGAGCGCATGATCCCCGTACTGAGCGCGCTCCTCGTCCGTCAGGTCTTTCAGCTCCCAGGTCTCGTGCACCGCATTCCGCAGCGTGTCTGTGCCGCGGAACTTCGTCCCGTCCTTGGTGTTGTGGTGGATCCACAGAAACGTCGTCGGTGGGAACGCCGTCCCGTTCTCCCGCGCCAAGCGGTACAGCGTGTTCGAGTACTCCTTCTCGTACTCCTTGGCCGCAATCATCGTGCTCACCGACGTGAGTGAGTCGACTACCACCAGTACTGGCTTGAGCTCTTGCAGCCAACGCAAGAGCACCCTGTACTGGCTTTGTTGCCACTGCGGTTTGAATCGGAACCAGGTATCGACACCGGTCGAGTCAATCCCCTGCTGATCCAGGTACTCCGCATAGTCCGTCATCGACATGTCGTTGCCGATGAACAGCACATTCCCCGAGACCGTCGGCTCAACCGTCAGCCCCCGCACCTTCATCGGCAGCTTTTGGCCCACGATCTTGGCCAGCAGCACGGCAAGGCGTGTCTTACCCATCCCGCCTCTTGCGTGCAAGAGAATCGAGCTCGGTGCCGACACAAAGTCCGGGATCAGGTAATCCCGCTGCCCGCGCATCTTCTCCTGCCACTGCGGGTCTTCCTCCACCTGCTCCTGGTGCAGCAGGAACCGCTCGAGCGCTGACTCCACCTGCGGCCCCGACTTGTACACGTGTGTCAGCCCGGAGTCCCGCACCAGCTCCATCAACTGGTAATGCGCGAGCTCGGCATTGTCGTACCCATTGATGATCTTCTCGGCTGCCGTGAAAAACTCCTGCCCCGATAGCCGTTTCAGCGGCGCATCTTTGATGGTGACCTCAGTCGCCGTCGCGCACGCCGGGTAGTCGTACCCCAGATCCCCCGCCAACTCCGCCACATACGACTCGAGGTCAGGCCCACTAGGCCGCCCCGCATGCATGTCCTCTGTGCGGACCTTGTGCACGAAATCGAGAACGTCCCCACCTACACCGCATGCCTTGCAGTCCCAGCAGCCGGTTTCCTCCGCGTACTGAAATGCCGTACCGCTCTGCCCACCGTGCCAAGGGCACCCACTCATCAGCTGCGGGTTCTCACCTCCACGACGCTTCCACCCGTACTTGTCGAACACGACATGGTTGAACACGAGGTCTGCCAACCGAGGCCGCAGCAGCGACTGCACTTCCTCTTTGAAGAACCACCCGCGGATCTGACGCGACGGCACCGCGGTCTGCCCCCCAAGCTCGTCAAGCAGTTCCTTCTGCTCCGCCTCTGACAACCACTGCACAGGCTTCCGATGAGGTCGCAGCACATCCAGCACCCACTGCGGCGCCGGTGCTACCTGGCCTTCGTTGTAGTTGAGGAACTGGTACGGCTGCTTCGTCTCCGGGTGTGGCGAGCCCGGCACCACGCTCTGACACGCGTTGAACCGCAGCACGACTTCTTCGTAGGCCTCTCCGCTGATCGCATCCCGATCACCTCCTGCGCCGCGGTTCGTGTCCCCGTGCCCGAGGTGCCATTGCCCGTCATCCGTTCGCAGGATCAGCGTCTTGACGTCCTTGAGCTCTGGCACCAGCCGCTGTGGCACCAGATAGAGAATTTGCCGTCGCCCCGGTTTGCCCGACGTCCACGACATCGTCCGCTCTTCGCCGTAAGGCTCGTACTCCGCGCCCGCTACCTCGCGATAACGCTCATCCGCAGCGTGGCCATCAATATCGAGAGCAATCAATCCCCCCGAGAACGAACCCGTCACCACCCCCAGGCCTACGTAGTCCTGCCTGAGCTGATATGCAGTCATGCACTCAATCCGCGTCAGCGGCTTCGTGCTCCACTCCTTTACGTAGGTGGCTTTACCCGCTACAGGCACAAATGCCCAACGATCCGGGAATACATCACGACGCAGCAGTTCAATAGCCCGTCCTTTTAGAAAGTCCGAGCTGTTGCCTTTGTGCTCTTTGTCCATTACGATTGACGCAGCAAGTGAAGGCCAAGACCCCCCGCCACAAGCGGGGGGTTTTTTCTTGGCCGTGTTTCACCGTACCGAGCCCGTCCAGCCGCGACAACCGGCCGCGATGAGTCTCAATAGACTCATCAACTTCTGCGACTTGTCACGCACAGCGTTGACAGACCTTGGGTTACCCCGTACGATCTGCAAGTGAGACGGAGCAACCCTCCGTTTCCGGCACATCACCCACTTTTTACGGGATCTAGCCACATGTCCTCATTCCTGTCAGCCTCCGCTATCGAGGAAATCTCCAAGGAGTCCTCCGGCTCTGGCCGCTACCTCAACCCCGCCAAGATCACCGACGAAGTCCGAGTGCGGTTCTTCGGCTCCGGCATCACCGGCTTTGAAGCCTGGACCGTGGACAACAAGCCTGTCCGCTGGGAAACCAAGCCCGAAGAACTTCCCGCCAACATCCGCCAGCAGGAGGGCTTTCAGACCATCAAGCGCTTCATCGCCGGTCTGGTCTACGACTACTCGTCCAACGACTTCAAGATTCTGCAGATCACTCAGAAAACCCTGATGGATCAGCTCTTCAAGTTTATCTCGGACGAAGACTATGGCGACCCCACCGGCTACGACATCAAGATCAGCAAAACCGGTGAGGGCAAAAAAACCGAGTACTCCTTGGTTGCCGCCCCACCCAAAGCGATCAAGTCCGACATCCAACAGCGTTTCGACGAGCTGAAGTGCGACCTTAACCGTCTATTCGACGGTGAAGACCCCTTCGCTGAAGCTTCCGTTTGATCTCCCTCGGGGAGCTCACCACTCCCCTTTTTTACTCCACACGCTATGGACACCACTCAGCTACTCGGGCGCAACATCCGCTTCCACCTATTCCGCACACGGCTGACCCTCCGCGATGTCGCCGAAGCCTCTGGCATATCCCCTTACTCCCTTGGTCGCATGGCCAGCGGCAAAACCAAGCTGATCGATCCCAATGTTCTCAGCGATCTCATGCGCGTCTTCCGCTGCGACGCCAACGCACTGCTCCTACCCATCGAGGGTGTCCCCTATGACGGCTGACCTCATCCGTGGCCTACCCAAGTACGAGCCAATCCGCTCCCACGAGAACGGCGACCGCAGCTATTCCACCCCGCTTGGCTCCTGTAGCTCAGTCACCACCATCCTGAGCAATACCCGCGATAACACCGGGCTCCAGCAATGGCGCGAGTCCGTCGGCGAAGCCCGTGCAGACTTCATCTGCAACCTCGCCAGCTTCCGCGGCACCCGCCACCACGACGCTATCGAGCGCTACCTACTCGACGGCACCGAGCCCGGCTTCGACTTCCTCAACACGCCCTACTGGAACAGCACGCGCAGCTTCCTCAACCGCATTCGCCGTCCTCTCGTCTGCGAAGGAGCTATCTACCACCCGCTCCGCTACGCCGGCACGTTCGACTGCATCGCTTATCTAGAGGACGATGGTGAACAGCCCTCTTTGCTGGACTGGAAAACAGCCGATAAAGTCCGCAACCCAGCAAAGATGTACGAATACTCGTTGCAAGTTGCTGCTTACACCGCCGCCGCTAATTACGTCTACAAACCACAAGGCCTAAATATCACCCGAGCGCTGATCGTCGTAGCTATCCCCGACGAAACACCTCAAATCGAAGAGCTCTCGCTCCGCAAGCTCACCCAGTACATGCAGCACTTCGAGGCTCGCATCAAACGCTTCACCCGGTCCCGCGCATGAGCGAAACCACCCCTATCCACGCTCTGGTCAGCAACGTCATCGGAGGCTCCCTCCTAGTGCAGCACGCCCATGCGCTGGACATCGATCCCGAGCTGCTCGCTGACCCCAGCAGCCCCGAGTCCTTCGAGCTATACCGCAAGCTCACCACGCACCTAGGCCTCGACTTTGAAGTCGCCGCTTCGCACGTTCTGAGCTCCGTGACAGCACTGCTCATCGACGCCGAGGTCAAGGACTACAACGTCCGCTACCTCGCCACCGCGCTCTGGAAAATACTCGGCGATCCCGCACATAACGGCGACGAACCCCCACCGATCTACAACGAGGCCGCCAAGGCGATGTACGCCTGGACCCTGACCCTTCTCCACCCCACTTTTATCCGCCCCTGATCATGCTCATCGGTATCTACTCTCCCGCCGCCGGCAGCGGCAAATCTTCCGTCGCCGACCACCTGGTCACACAGCACGGCTTCACCCACCTCAGCTTTGCCGAACCGCTCAAGTCAATGATCAGCTCGCTGCTCTATGACTTCGGCTATAGCCCTCAGGACGCGCACCACGCGACCCACGTCGCCAAAACCGCCCCTCTCCCCGAGATCGATGACAACGTCGACGCTCGCCACCTGCTTCGCACCCTGGGCACCGAGTGGGGCCGCGGCTGCGTCCACCCCGACATCTGGCTCCGCTGCTGGACTTCCCGCTACATGCGCCTCCAGCTCCAAGGCATCGAGCGCGTCGTTGTAGATGACATGCGCTTTCTCAACGAAGCCGCCCTCCTCGATCGCTTCGGCGCCCATCTCTGGAAAGTCACGCGCCCTGGAACTGAGCGCAACACCAACCACGCCTCTGAAGGCGGCCTAGATCACCTTCGCGCCCTGACTGACCCCGAGAACGACTGCTCCCTCGCCTTCCACCACATCATCGAAAACGACGAATCCCTTTACGCGCTATACAGCCAAGTAGACGACGTCCTCGCGTTTGATTATTTCTCCGAAGTCATATGAGCTCACTATCCGTAGCCGAATTGCGTGCCCACTCCACCAACGTTGAAGACCACATAGCCAGAGTGCTCAACGACTTCAGCGAGATCACTGGAGTAGCCGTCGAAGCTTTAACAATCACTCCAGCTTCCACCGCCGATTCCTTCAGCACCACATACTACGTTCAGCTAAAAATCACCCTCTAGTGGATCAGCATCTCGCCACCGTCCTACCGCAGTACATGCGGCTCGCCTCCAGCGCATCTGCCGAAACCATCCGTCGCAACCCCGTCACCGGCCCCTACAGCGAGCTCTACTTCAAACTCGCTCGCCAGCACGGCCTCACCCACGCCCGAGCCTGGCTACTCGGCTCACTGGTCCGCGACCTTCACAGCTCCGCTGCTTCTTGATCAGCGATGTCGGACCTCATCTCCCAGTACCTCAGTGACATCTCTCGGCATCCGATCCTCTCGCGCGAAGCCCAACTCCGTCACGCCTATCGCATCCGCGCATGGGTCGACTACACCCCACCCGGCTCCACCGAGCCCGACCGCTCCGCCGCCCCCGCTCACATTGCACGCCCCGGCAAGCGCTCCCTGGACATCATGGTGCGCACCAACCTGCGCTTAGTTGTCCATCTCGCCAAGCGATATCAGAACCGAGGCCTTGAACTCAGCGATCTGATCCAGGAAGGCAGCCTCGGTCTCATCCGAGGCATCGAGCTCTTTGACCCAACCCGCGGCTACGCCTTCAGCACCTACAGCTATTGGTGGATCCGCCAATCTATTTCACGCGCAATCTATAACTCCTCCCGCACAATACGGCTACCAATAAACGTGCAGGATCTTTCTACCAAGATCAAACGCGCTATGCACACGCTGACTGCCAATTACGGCAGACCCCCTTCTATCGACGAGCTCAGCACCGAGCTCGAGCTTCCCTCTGAGCGCATCACCGAGACCTTGATCAGCTGCACCATTACCAGCTGCACCTCCATTGACGCCCTATGTCAACTCTCTGATGCACCCATCTCCGAGGTGCTTAGCTCTGACAACCCGACTCCGTCAGAAAGCCCAGAACTCACCGTATCCCTCATCGAGCGCGAAGAGCTCCTACAAAAAGCCCTTGCGACCCTCGACCCTACGCAACTCCTTGTGGTGCAAGCGATCCACTTTGAGCAACGCAGCCGCCACGAGCTATCCGACGAGCTCGGTATATCCCGCTATTGCATCTCATCGATCTACAAAAAAGCTATGCACAAACTAAGAGTAGAGCTCACGTATAGCTGGGATGCGTTTAACGAGTAGCGCTACCAGACAAGAAATTCTTCTACTTCAATGCCTTCCATATCAAAAGCATACCCCCCTACAACTTTTATTTATATACAGTTTTTCTAGCCCAGGATGTGACATATCCCCCTCTACCCCATTCTCGTTGCGACGCAGGGCGAGACCCAACTTGCGACACGATGAGACTCATGCCCCTCAGGTGCGACGCATGAGACTCACTGGGGTGGCTTGACAGCCGCGCGGCGCCATGCCAGACTGACCTCACGCGCGCACATCATGCGCGTTTTCAGCTCTCATTGCAACCGCCTCAGGCGGATTGCTTGACAGCTGGCTGCCCTTGTGCAATGCTCAAGGGCATCGGAGCTCAGCCGCCTCGCGAAGCCTAGGCCTTAGGTCAGCTTCCCGCGGCTGCGCGCCGGTACCGGCTCCGGCCGGTTGCTTGACAATCCGGCGCCTTGTGTGCCACACTTCCCTCAGTTCAGAACCACCGATGCACTAACACCGAGAGCGGGGCAGGGCCCTGCGCGATAAATAGGCCACGGCCGCCGAACCGCTTATCCCCGTCTGGGGGAGCGAGGGCGCTAGGGCCTGAGATAAGTAGGGAGCTGGGCTAGTACCCCAGCGAACGCGAAACCCCCGACAAGTCGGTCCCGCTTTCACGCGGGCTGAATCCGGTGAGGGGCGGAGTAGTTGATCAACCGAAAGGCTCAGGTGGGTGTTGACCCGTAACCGAACGCGGACCCTTCGTACCGGTGTAGGACGCCAAAGACAGTAGTGGCTAGCGTGCACCGCCTCACGGCGGGGGTGTGCCCGGACTCCAGATCCGGGCGCGGTGAGTCAACTCCCCACACCCAGCACAGATAGCGGCGCTCCTATCAGGCCGCACTACAAATGAGTGATAGGACGGTTGCGCGTGTCAACCGTGGCACCGAGCATTCGGCTCTGCTCCACACGCATAAACCATCTCCCCCAGAAGTTCCCCCTGGCGCACTGCGTCCGGGGGTCTTTTGGCTGAGATGCTTTGCATCTCACGTCCCTCTAGCTGTGAGTTCAGCATGTACCGCAACACCTGGTTCCACGGCCGCGAATCCCTGAGGCAACTGCCCCCCGAGTGCGTCTGTGACTGCTCCGGATCCGGCGACCGCGACGAAGACGTATCCGCATGGGTGGACCGACTCGATTTCGACGGCCCCGCCTGGCTTTTCCGCGAGTACCTGCGCGGTTTCGGCGCATGGGATGCCCGGGATCTGGCCAACCACAACGAGAACCGCAAGCGCGTCTTGTGGATCTGGGCGTGCAACTGCGCCGAAGAACCCGGCGCCTACGACTACCTCTACCTCGGTAACTGACCATGCGCCCCGAGTACGCCACCCCCGAAGACTTCGCCAAATGGCGGAGCCACGCAGAAACCCTCTGCACCGTCTCCCTGCGCTACGTCATCGCCGACTGCCGTTCCGCGGCGGCTGCCCTGCGCCATAGCAACCCCATCCGTGAGGGCTACTACGAAGACCAAGCCTTCACCTACGCCGACGAACTCGCCCGCCGCAAGCCATGACCTCCACCATCCACCGCGCCCCAACCGAGTCTTTCCCCGAGACCGTCACCTGGCTCACTGACCTGTTCTCCGTCGACCGCCGCATGGCGACCCACCTCGTGTGGGACGTGTGCTTCCGCATCGGCACCGACCGCCACCTCTGGATCGACGAGATCCACGCCCGCCGTTTCATCGAGAGCGAATCATGACCATGGACCCCCACACCAAAGCCACCGAGGTCTGGTTCCTGCTCCACCAAATAGAGCAGCTAACCATCAACGACCCCGCGTACACCCACGTCCTACGTGACGTGTCCAACTGCCTCGACCGCGTCGAAACCCTCCAACACGACATAGAGGCAGCCGGCAACTGACGCTCCCCCGGAGCTCCACCCCTTCTATGGGCGGGCTCCCTGGGCGCCTCGCCCCTTCCCTTCACAAGCTGTAGACAGCATGTCCCGCAAACCTCGCGGCTTCATCGTCGATCGCGGTCTCTCCCCGATCGACGGCGAGCCCTACATCGCCGTGCTTGTTCTCCAATCCGAGAACGCCAAGACCGGCAACATGTGCCAAGTCTTCATCCTCCGCCCGGACGTGCCTCCGCTGGAGGCCATCGCATCTGGCGCCGACCGCACGATCTGCGGCGACTGCCCCCACCGCCGTCGCTGGTCTGACGAACTGCAGCGCTACGTGCGCTCCTGCTATGTCGACGTAGGCAAAAGCGTCGGCAGCGTCTACCGCGCCCTCACCCGGGGCTCCTACCCCGAGTACGACCCCACGCTCCACGCCCGCTATATCCGCGGGCGCCGCATCCGCTGGGGTGCCTACGGCGACCCCGCCATCCTCACCGAGTCCGTCGTTCGCACGTTGACCGCCCTAGCCGACGGCCACACCGGCTACAGCCACCAGTGGCGCCACGGCTGGGCGCAATGGTGCCGCGGTCTCTTCCAGGCGAGCTGTGACTCCTTCGCCGACTACCTCGCCGCATCTGACATGGGCTGGCGCACCTTTGCCGTCGTGCCCCAGGGCAGCGCCGCCTACAGCGGCAAGCTCTGCCCCGCCACCGCCGCCGACTCGCAAGCGCAGTGCCTCACCTGTCGCCTCTGCGACGGCGCCAAGACCGACATCTTCGTAGAAGCCCACGGCGTCGGCGCCGCCTACGTCAACGCATGACCCGCAAACTCCACACCACCACCATGACCCGCCCCCGCCGCCCCGTCCCGCCCTGGATCTGCGCCGAGCACGTCGCCGGCGTCCTCCTCGGCCTGGCCCTCGCCGCCATGGCCGTCGACTACGGCTACCAGCGCCCCAGCAACACACTGCCCCCCACCCCCACCCTCTACGCCCCATGACTGACGCCCCCGATCCCCGCCCCCTCAGCCCCCGCGACCCCGAGCCCGACGCCCCACCCATCCGCGTCTGGCACTTCCTCTCCGCCGACCTCGAACACGAGCACTGGGTGGAGGACCCCATCGAGGTCGAGCCCCTCCTCATCGAGTACGCCACCCGCGCGCAGCCCTACACCCTCCACCACTACGTGGAGGATCCGCACTAACTGCAGCAAAGCTGCTAACTTCCTTGCGCTCCTCACCGATCCTTGCTAAACCTCACGCAGATGCGTAACCCGACCCGCACAACCCGCACCTACAGCCCCACCGGCGCCATCGGCCGCCGTCTCACCGCAGCCCACGAGCTGCAACTCCAATCGCAGCGCATCACCGCCGCGCTCACCGCTCACCGCACCTGGCTCTGCGACCGCATGGAGCGCCTCGACCTCGACCGCATCGAGCAGGGCGACCTCATCGTCACCCGCAAACTCCGCCACCGCTGGACCTACACCCCCGAGACCGAGGCCGCCATGGAGGCCCTCCGCAAAACCCAACTCCGCGAGCAGGCCGAAGGCCTCGCCACCGACTCCCCCACCGTCTACGTCGCCCTCACCACCCAGTACCAGCCATGAGCCTCACCGCCCTCTCCCCCACCGAGCTCCACCACACCGTTGCCGCCATGGAGCGCCACGGTGGCGGCTTCTGCCGCGCCCTCGCTGCCGCCTGGTACGTCGCCGACCCCAGCAACAAGCGCCGCCTCGAGAACGCCTTCAACCACATCCTCGAGGACTTCGCCCCCGGCTCTTACTTCTACAACCGCTGACCCCATGCGCATCATCACCCTTCAAGTCGTGCGCGAGCACGGCACCGAGCCACGCCTTGCCGTTCAAGTGGACGGCCGCCGTGGCGTCCCTACATACCTCGCCCCTGAGGACGTTGGCACCTGGATCCAGGGCTTCATCGCCGCACTCCCCCCGCTGGAGGACTGATGCGCCGCTTCACTCTCACGCCTGGAACTGCCAAACCTGAATGGTTGGCTGTACCAATACCAAGGTACGCTCACTTATACGAGGTCTCTAGTGCTGGACAAGTTAGAGCGCTAAACAGATTCGTAGTAGACAAGCTTACGGGTATTAAGCGCTCGCACAAAGGACGAATAATTACACCGAAACAGTCTGGCCGGTACCTAGGCGTTTCGCTATTCGACCATCCGGACTCCACTCGTTTTTACATACACCGACTTGTAGCCCTTGCGTTCATTCCTAATCCCGATAACAAGCCCTGTGTTAATCACAAAAACAGAGACCGTTATGACAACCGCGTCGAAAACCTGGAGTGGGTTACTTATCAAGAAAACTCACAGCATCTCATCTCATCTGTTGACTATGTGCCACCACGAGCGGTCAAAGGCGAGGATAGTCCCTCGGCGAAACTCAACGCTGAAGTTGTCGAGCAACTTCGCTTGTCCTGGGAGCCAGGGGCGCCTATTGGGAGCTTGGCTAGGCTGTACGGTGTTAGCCACAGGGCGCTATACCAAGCACTTAGCGGGAATACTTGGAAGCACGTTGCTCCTAAACGTGCAGTTAACTGGCCACACTAGGCCAGTAACAGCTACTACTTATCACTCTTATTATCACGGCCGCACCACGTATTGCGGCCAGACCTACCAACACTGGGGCGTCTCCGCCGCCCACCCCTGGCTCCCCTGCGGCACCCGAGTACGCGTCTCCCACCGAGGCCGCACCCTCACGGTGCCCATCACCGACCGCTGCGACTGCGCAAGTTTGGATCTCAGCGCCGGTGCCGCCTACCGCCTCGGCGTTCCACTCGATGGCATCGCCTCCGTGCACATCTCTTACTGAGTCTCATGAGTCTCACCCTTCCCACCATCCACCTCAACGGCACCAGCCGCGCCACCCTCTCTGAGGGCTACGGCACCGCTTACCGCGCCCTGCAAGACGCCATCCGCGCCTTCAACGCCATCGAATTCAACTGCCGCGACTACTACGTACAGCCCGCTGGCGCCTGGACAGCCGCCGTCACCGAGCGCGACACCGCCGCCGCCCACCTCCGCGCCGTCCAGCAGTACCTCGAAGCCCACCTCATCCACCTCGGCGAATGACTGACCCCACTTTCAACCTGCTCCAGCTTGAGTCGCGCCCCAACTGGTACGACCACCTCAGCGCCGTCGAGGCCGCCATGGCCGCCCAGGACCGCATCGACACCGCCCGCTTCCGCGCCGGTTGGTCCGGCGACGAGGGCGGCTGGTACTCCCCCGACGGCATCCACGAATCCGACTGGGAGCTCGAAGGTCACCCCTTCCCCGAGGACGAGGGCTACGCCACCTTCTGGCACGCCTACATCCACAGCGTCCCCGTCTGACCACCCGGAGGGCTGCGCCTCCGCTACCAACGCAGCCGGCTCCGCCGGCCCACCCCACTACCGCACCACCATGCGCGACTACAGCCCCAACACCGTCACCACCGCCTACGCCGCCGACGGCCGCGGCCCTGCCGTTTACGGCAAGTACCGCGAGCACGGCTACGCCGTGAACCCCCTCACCGCCCAGCTCGGTACCTTCGTCCCCGAGCGCGCCTCCGCCACCGAGGCCTTCGCCATCGCCGGCCTCAACTGGACCGCCGATAAGCGCCCCGTCTTCTACATGGGCCCCGACGGTCGCCGCATCGAGGCCCCCGACCACTGCTCCATCGTCCGCAGTGACAACGACGCCCTGCTCGGCATCCACGGCACCGCCTACACCCCGGTGCAGAACGCCGCCCTGATCAACCTCCTCGACTACCTCCGCGAGAACATCCACCTCGAGACCGTCCTTTCCATCCGCGACGGCCGCCGCGTTTTCGCCACCGCCGCCATCGACACCGAGAGCGAAGTCGTCCCCGGCGACCGCGTCCGCCGCTACCTCCACCTCTTCAACTCCCACGACGGCAGCTCCGGCTTCGGCGTCTTCTTCAGCGACGTCCGCCTCGCCTGCGCCAATCAGCTCAACTACCTCACCGGCCGCGCCGCCACCGCTGCCGCGGCCGCCGGCACCGGCCTCCGTCGCAAGCACACCAGCAGCGTCACCGAGTTCGCCCGCCATCTCCCGCAGCTGATCGACATCGAGCGCCGCACCTTCGCCGCCTCCATCGACGATCTGCGCTCCCTCGCCAGCCTGCGCCTCACCCCCGAGACCGCCCGCCGCGTCCTCGAAGCCACCTACGCCGACAAACTCACCACCCCCATCCGCGACAAATCCACCGGCGACAAGCGCCCCCGCGTGCTAGCCGACCTCCCCGAGATCGCCACCATCCGCAGCCACTACTCCGGCACAACTGGCCTCGGCATCCACGACATTCCCGGCATCCCCGGCACCGCTTACGCCCTCTTCAACGCCATCACCCAGCACGCCACCCACGACTCCGGCCGTGCCACCGACTCCACCGAGCGCGCCCGGGCCCGTCTCGAAGCGCTCTGGGGCGGCGCTGCTGCCAAGCGCATCGAGCGCGCCCGCGAAGCCTGCTTGGCGCTGGTGTAGCCAGCACCCTGCTGTGGCCGGCTCCGCCGGCCTTCCTACCCTTGCCCTAGAGCGCCCTCCAGCCGTGCAAATCCCCGACAGCCCTGAGGCACTCTTCGAGCACCTCAGCGACAGCAGCGTCCGCGAGATGTTCTCCAACTACGACGCCCTGCGCCCCCGACACCGCAAGCTTGTCCACCTGCTCCACACCGAGCTCACCAAGGGCGAACTCAGCGACTCGGCCTTCATGGACACGATCGCCTTCATCACCCTGCTCTGGCGCTGCTTCAACCGCACCGCCTGCTTGCAGATCGAGAAGCTGATCGACGACCACGACGAGCTCGAACCTCGCTGGATCAACGCCGCCCTCGACTACGCCCGCGTCAACCAGTTCATCGACGCATGCCTCAACCTCTACGACGCCGCCCCCGACCTCACCGAGCTCGACGGCGAGAGCACCTACCACATCCGACGCACCTTGCCAGACTGATAAAGCCGGCCCTCTCCGAGCGCTGAGCGCCGCCCGGCCCACTCTTCACTCCCCTTCACGGCCCTGCCGTTGCTTTCGCATGGCTTCGCTTGCGTTCGCCTACTACGACCTGTGCAATCCCACCACAGGCACCATCCTCTATCGCACTTGCGCCACCACCTCCGAGATCCTCCAAGCCAATGCCCGACTACGAGACAGCGGGATATCCAGCCGCTACTACCCAGCCGACACCTTCCACGCGCCTCTACTACACGATCCGCGCTGAGGGCGGCTTCCTCGCCGCCAGCCACGCCGCCGACGGCCCACCCATCACGACAACCGCCGCCCCCGAGAGCGCCACGCGCTTCGTCGACATCCTGACCGCCGGTCGCCGCGCCGCCGCGCTACAGCAACTCGGCTGGCGCGACCTCCGCGTCATCGCCATCTACCTCCCACCCACACGCCCATGAGTAAAGCCGTCCCCCCTGAGCGCTACACCGAACTGATCACCCTCGCGGAAGCCCACTACTCCCGCCAAGGCTTCGTCAAGTGGAGCGCCCTGGCCACCGAGCTCGGCCTCAGCCGCCAACGCATCCTCCAGCTCCTGCAGCAGGCCGTCGGCCTCGGCTACATAACCAGCGACGACCTCGACCGCTACCGCTCCGAGGCCGCCCGCCGCATGGCTGCCCGCACCAACCGCGAGCTCCGCCGCGACCTCGAGCGCCTCAAGCTGCAGGTCGTGCTCACCCCCGACAACCTCAGCTGGCTCGACGCCGCGCTCGCTGCCACCCCCTACGGCATCACCCGCAGCGACCTGATCAACACAGCTATTGCACATTTCCGCACAGCCACCAATGCGTAAAGCCACCCTCTTCCGCTCCATCGCCCGCTACTGCTCCGAGCTCGCCCCCATCGCCGGCCCCGTGCTGCTCAGCGCCGCCGACCTCGCAGGCGCCCTCGAGCGCGCCGCCCTGCCGGCAGCCGCACCACCCGCCAAGCTGCCGGGATCCCCCGAGGACGACTGATCCGCACCCCTTGCCCACCCACATCGACCCTCTGCAACTCCCTGATGACCACTTCATCGAGCGCGCTCGCGCCATGTGCGCGACAAAGATCCCTCACCTGAACCGCCAGGCAGCTGCCGCACACCTCCGCCGCGGCAGCTACAACGGCACCCCGTACCACTGCCCTATCTGCGGCGACTGGCACACCACGACCTACGACCGTGCCCAAGCCAAACGCTTCGCTCGCCGCTTGTCTCGCCTACTACGCAACTAAATGCAACGCACAAAGCTTTATCAAGCCCGTTTGCAATGCCGCACTATCGGCTTGATGGCATTTGACTTAGAAGATGCTAAGGTCTGTCTGCAAGAGCTTTACCCCAATGAAACAATACTAAGTCTCATACTCGCTCCCGAATGGTGCAACGACGATGACGCTGCGTAGCACCCACACCAAATGACTTTGCACGAGATCGAACTACTAACAGCTATCTACATAGCTGCTTGCTTCCTTCTACTGTTCATCGCCTCCAAACTCCTGCCATGACAATCGACCCCAAAACAGAACAGCGTCGTCAGGACTACCTCGACGCCCTGTACGAACGCAGCGGCCGCACCTGCAGCACCTACACCGGCCTCTACCAAGAACACCTCACCGAGCTCGTCCAACGCGACATGCAGGAGATCCTCAGCGATGCCTGACTATGCAACACCCGAGCAGTGGGCCCAGTGCGAGGAGTGGGTGAACAACCCCGTCGTCGGAGCTACCGATGCTTGCCTCCTGGAGCTCCGCACCAGGGTCAGCGCGCTTGAAGACGACGGCTGGAAGCAAGCAGAGAGCGCCCGCTTCTGCGTTGATGTACTGGTCAAGCGCATCGAAGCGCTGGAGGCCAACTCCAAGCGAACTTCTAATGATCGCCAAATTAGGAGTTCGCTTGTTGAGGATCTCGCCGATCTGATCGCTGTGCAGACCAAGGATCACGGCACCGAGGACGACACAGCCGCCCGGGCAGTCCTCAACGCTGTTGCCCTCTGGCTCAGCCAACACGCCGGCGGCACCCGCGCCTGCTGGCTCCTCGAGCGCGAGGCAGAGCGATGACACAACACCCCATCACCCCGCCGCCGGAGCTGGTGCAGCAGCTCTGCGATAAAGCCATCTTGCACGCTGTTGATGGCGCCAGAAGAGGAGAAATTGAGGTATGGCTCATCCAAGAGGCTTTTCGTGTTGGCGCAGATCAGGAGCTGGAGGCTTGCTGTGAGTGGGTCAAAAGCAAGCAGACTTATTGGGCACACGACGAACTCCGCGCCGCACGCCGGCCCAAGCCACCAAGCTTGAAGAAGCAGGCGTTAGAGCAGTTGGATGGAATTGCAGCCGTATTCCGAATGTCTCACGGTGGCGATCTCGTGTGCGACACCATCCGCCGCGCCATTGAGGCGCTACCTGAATGACTAAACAACAACAACAACCCATCACCCCACCGCCGGAGCTTGTGAGCAAATGGTGCTATGAAGACGGAGAAGAAATCAAATCATCTCCACGCTGGTTCGTCTCTGTTTGCGCCAAAGCCGCCCAATGGGGCGCAGACACTGAACTGGAGGCGTGCTGTGAGTGGCTTAGTGTTCCTTGCCCCAGTTACGGACGTGAACTCCGCAATGCACGCCGGCCCAAGCCACAGAGCTTGAAGGACAGGCTCACAGGGGCACTTCAGAACGAAGACATTGGCACAGCTCTCAGACTGGTGGAGCAACTCGATGACTGACTTCCATATCGACTCAGAGACCGGCCGCATTGGCCAGCTCTGGTGGTTCAACTCCAACAACGTTGAACGCCTCTGGATGGGTAATGTCTCGCCTTGGGTCAACAAGTGGTGCATCCGCTGGGGCACCTGTGGCTTCGGCCGCAATGTTCGCGTCTATATGGAGCCGATTGATGACTGACTTTCTGAATCTCAAGATTTCTCAAAAGCAGGTTGTCTGCCCCAAGCACGGCACGCACAAGCATTACATCAGCAGCAACATCGAAGGCCACGAAGGGCACTGGTGCATGTTGTGTTGGCTTGAAAGCCTTGGCCCCACACTGCCGCTTGTGGAGGAGCAGTCCAATGACTGACCTCTCTCCCGCTGCAAATGCAGTCCTGAATGCCTACATGGATAACTGCGGCTGGCTAGATGGCCCTATGCAGAGGGATTATCAATGCGTTGCTGCTGTTCTGCGAGCTGCTGCTGATCAGGTGGTGCCAGATCAACAAGAGCCAGCCAGCTCACCGCACATGGGCAATTTCATCACCAATGCACATTGGCGCCAATGCCAGGCTATCCGCAACCGACTCCTTGCTCTTGTCACTGAGCTTGAGCCCAGTAATTACGCCCTTGACTCACTAACCGAATGAAAAACAACACCACCTTCACCATCAGCGTCACCATCGCGAGTCTCGCCGCGCTCGCTTTCATCCTCTGGGGCCTGCCACAACTCGGCGTCTACAACCGCACCCTCGCCGGTAAAGCCGCACTGATGGAAGCCGAGAGCACCCGCCAGGTGAAAGTCCTCGAAGCCAAAGCCAAGAAAGACTCCGCCTCTCTCGAGGCCGAAGCCGAGATCGAGCGCGCCAAAGGCGTCGCCGAAGCCAACCGCATCATCGGCGACTCCCTCAAGGACAACCCTCGCTACCTCCAATACCTCTACATCGTTGGCCTCCAAGAAGGCAGCGAAAAAGGCAACCGCACCATCTACGTCCCTACCGAGGGCGGCCTCCCTATCCCCACCCTCGGCATCGAAAAGTAACCCCCATGGATTACACCCCCAACTACCTCGTCTATCAAGTCGGCTGCATCGAGTGCGGCGTCAGCTCCTACCCCATCAAGACCTGCGCAACCCTCGACGAAGCCAAATCCGTAGCCACCTCACACCCCAGCACCTGGGACACCGAGGGCGGCGAAGGCTACGTCACCATCATCGACCTCCACACTTGCAAAACCGTCGCATGAGCGTCACCTTCGTCCACTGCACCCCCGACGCAGAGCGCCTCATCGTCAAGATGGCCCGCGTCAGCAATCCAGGTAACGACGAGAACTGGGAAACCGGTCCCAAGCTTCTCCGCTACCTGATCAAGCACCGCCACTGGTCACCGTTTGAGATGGCCTCGTTGTGTGTCCTGATAGAAACCGAGCGCGACATCGCCGCCCAGATCCTGCGCCATCGGAGCTTCTCCTTCCAGGAGCTATCCACGCGCTATTCGCGCACAACGGTAGCGGAATGCCCCGCACAGCGCACTCAAGACCCTATCAACCGCCAAAGCAGCCACGACACCCTCACCACGGACCAAAAGCGCCACTGGGACGAGCGCTGCGCCCGGGTAATTGGAGATGCCTACCTTCTCTACGAAGACATGCTCACAGAGGGCGTGGCCAAAGAGACCGCTCGCCGCATCCTGCCCCTGTGCACACCGACCCGGCTCTACATGCACGGGACCTTGCGCAGCTGGCTGCACTTCATCGCCGTCCGCACTGACGCCGGCACCCAGCTCGAGCATCGCCTCCTAGCTGAGCAGTGCCGCGACATCTTCAAAGCCCAGTTCCCCGTTATCGCCCAAGCCGCCTGGCCCCCAAGCACATGAATCCCCTCCTCATCACCATCCGCTCCACCCCCGACGGCTACTACCACTGGGAACTCCACGACGGCCCTGACGGCGCCTTCACCTACGCCGGCACCGCACCCCTCCTCGAGCGCTGTTTCGAGGACATCATCCGCGCCCAGTGGGCTCTAGCCGAACACCTCACCGCGTGACACCACCCTGCCCCGAGTGCGGCACCACCCACACCCACGTCATCCGCACTGATCACCTCCGCAACGGCACCATCCGCCGCCGCCACGCCTGCCACTCCTGCACTCACCGCTGGACCACACTCGACGGCCCTCTCCCACCTCGCGCCGCCCCCACACCCCGCTCAAGTCACCACAGCTGGATCGGCCTCACCGAGAGCGACATCGTCCACATCCTCGGCTCCCCTCTCTCCGACACCGCTCTCGCACCCCTCTACAGCTGCAGCCGCCAATCCATCTCCAACATCCGCAACGGCCGCAGCTTTGCCACAGTCCGTCCTGACATCCCCCGGCGCTCTCCTCGCCCTAAGTACTCCGCGGACGGCCCCACCTGCGCCAGCTGCTCCCACTGGAGCGGCTCCCGCTGCGGCTTCGGCTACCCCGAGGCCGCCGAAGACCCCCGCTTCGCCCAAGACTGCGACCTCTACTTGGCCGCATAACACCATCACGCTACCGTTAATGCTCCTCTCCGACACCGAGATCACGGCCCTGGCCACCGAGGCCGGCATGATCACACCCTTCATCCCCGCCCTGGTCCGCACCCGCCGCGACAACCGCCGCGTCCTCAGCTACGGCCTCTCCAGTTACGGATACGACCTCCGCCTCAGCGACCGTGAGTTCCTCGTCTTCCAACCGCTACGCGAGCCCGGAACTAACAACCACGCTGTGGTTGATCCCAAGGACTTCAACCCGGCCCACCTGAAGCCTGTACCGCTCCACAACACCTCCGAGGGCGATTCGTACTTTGTGCTACCCGCCCACAGCTACGGCCTTGGTGTCGCCGTCGAATGCTTACAAATACCAACAGACATTACTGCACAATTTATCGGCAAAAGCACTTATGCACGCTGCGGAGTAATTGCTAACTTAACGCCCGGAGAAGCCGGCTGGAAAGGGCACCTCACCCTCGAATTCAGCAACAGCTCTGACTCTCCCTGCCGCATCTATGCCAACGAAGGCATTGTCCAGGCGCTGTTCTACCGCGGAGCTCCTTGCTCCACCTGCTACGAAACCCGCGCCGGTAAGTATCAGGACCAACCCGAGCGCGTCGTAACCGCACGCATCTAGCCAACTTCAATCTCACCCGTATATTCTTCCGCTAGTCTGAACCTATCGGAACACTTACGCCCAGTGGTTGATCGCGTCTACGGCCCCGACGGCCTTAACGAGCGCCAAC